GAAAACAGAAAGATTAAAGCATTTATTATTAGTGGAGGACAGCGATGATTGATGATTATGCAAAATTTGTAGACCACACTACAAGTATGGAAAGCAAGGACTATGTAGCCCTTGTCGATAGATTGTGGGCGATAGAAGATTCGGCTAATTTGCCCCGCTTATTGACTGCCGTTGTTGGCATGCAAAGTGAGACTGGCGAATTTGCCGAGATAGTGAAAAAATGTATTTTTCAAGGTAAGGAACTTACTGATGATGTAAAGTTTCATCTTATGAGAGAACTTGGAGACATCATTTGGTATTGGTCGCAGGGAGTTATGTCCTTGGGCTATACTCCAAATGAGGTAATACAGGAAAACATTAATAAATTAGAGAAACGCTACCCTAATGGCTTTGAGACCATTCGTAGCGAAAACAGAAAAAAGGGAGACATATAGTGGAAATTCTATGGGATATAGTATATTTTCTATATATGCTAGTTATACACTTACTGGCAGTTGTCGGTGGCACAGTAGTGTATCTATTTAGTGAATTAGGCCGATGGTAAGGAGAAAATAAATGGCAAATAATGTGCATTATACTGTAAATCTTGACCTAGATGATGGGCAGATTGCATTATTAGAAAAAACAATGAAAGCAGTAGAAACTGAAGAGGGCGAAATGAAATGGAAGTCTTGGACAGCGGAAGATTTACCTATATATCCAGTAGCTTACAATACCGAAGATTGGTATATGTGGGGTTGCGAGAATATGGGAGCAAAGTGGTGTCATATTGAAGAGTATGCCGATGATTATATAAGTGGCTACTCTGCATGGAGTCCACCTATACCTTTAGTAGAAAATCTAGTGCAGTATATATACGACCAAGTTGGTGGTGATGTGAGTGCAAAACTCACATATGAAGATGAGTTTAGAAACTTTGTAGGATATACTAATTATTATATAGAAAATGGAGATGTTATAGTAGATGATGAGTCCTTTGATGGAGAAGAGTTGACTCAATTAGTAGAAGAAGCATTTGGACTAGAGGTAAACAATGAGAACTTTGATTGGTGGGAAGTATATCCACTTAAAAAAGGAAGTTACGCAGGAGAAGATTGGGAGCCACAACAGTATGCAGATGAAGTAGTATATCAATATTTTGATAACGGAAGGTTAGACCTATTATGACGCAATATAGAGAAATGATTGACAAAAAACGAAAAGAACTACAAGCAGAAGAGTGGGCAAAAGGTATTCAACATATTCATGTTCACAGATTAACAAGTATGTGGTATGAAACAAGACCTGAAGATATGAAAATGGGTAATGTTATAGATACTACTTATAATGATGGCACTATTGAGAGAAAACTCAAAAATGGTGGCATAGTCTTTATGACAAATGAAAAATTAACTGGCGATGCTTTGATAGACGCTTGGGAGAAGGCAACACAAAACTTATGTGTTTGTGGAGAACAAGACTGTCCTGAGGAGTATTCGCATACAACACACGGATATTAGTATGAAAATGAACACAACTTTAATTGAAATGGACTATGAAAATTATATAGGAGATGGACACTCACATAATAGGGCTATAGGAATGATAGCAAGTGAATGGGGAATGACTCATGAAGAAGTCCAAAATATAATTCAACCATTTCTACATAAGATGAATGATATAGACCATACAGGAGATTTAGGAGACATAATATGAGTGTAAACTATACAGAAGAACAAGTAGACCTTATGAAAGAACAATATACTAAAAATCCTACTAGAGAAACAGTAGAAAATCTAGCTGAAACTTTGGATAAAAGTATAAAATCTATAATAGGGAAGCTCAGTAGAGAGGGCGTCTACAAAAAGACTGTCTACAAAACAAAAACAGGAGAAGACCCTGAAACTAAAAAAGAAATAGTTCAAGACCTAGCAGAGAAATTAGATTTGGAATATGAAGCTATAGCGGGGTTGGAGAAATCTCCGAAAGCGGCATTGAAAATCCTAAGGAGTGCTATATGACAGCTTGGGCAAACAGAATAGTAGAATTACTCGAGACTACTAGCAAAACAAGAGAAGTAATCTCCCAACGTGGAGCATACTTCTATGTCGAGAAAGAACCACGAATTCACCCAAAACTAGGAATGATTGTGACATTGTTTGATGAAGATGGGTATCGTTTCACTACGAGTGTGAAGAACATTCGAGTGCCTCAATTGAAGGACTGAGCGGGGTTACAAAGACTCCGCAAAAGTCTTTTTTCTATTTATAACTAGGGACAAATTAAGGAATATACGCATATAATTTGAGTTAAATCATGTATGGTATTTAAAATTCATAAGTAAAAAATTACGAACGAATTGGACGCAATTGTAGTAAATTTGTTTTTGAAGTTGAAATTATGAAGAAGTAAATGTTAATCTCTTTACTTTTCATGGGTGATGATATAACAGAGTAGTTATATCGTTAACTCTCTCGCTAAATAATTTCAATTACAAGGTGGTCTCTTTCACTTACGCTACAGAGCCCTCTTGAAATGTAATTTCATTATAAGCGAGATTAACGAGAAGAACGATAAATTATTAATTTTCTTAATTATCATTTTTTATGATATTATTATACCACAAGTTTATCAAAAATGCAAGAATTGTTTTTTGAAGGTGTATGATTTTGTGGTTAGAAGTAGGATAGATGTATGAGAAAATATTTTATTTTTGTAATTTATGTAATAAAAAATCTTTATTTTCTTCGTTTGAGGTGTTTGCGATAGTCGCTCCAGTAGGATTGTTCCTTTGCTCTTTCACGTTCCTGTCTTTTTATCGCGCTCTTGAGTTTACGCTTTCGTTTGGCAGTGGGTTTCTCATAGTATTCAAGTTCCCGAACTCTATCTTTGATACCTGCATTTTCACATTTCTTTCGAAAAATCCTTAAAGCTTTCTCAAAAGACATATTCTTAGTGTTAATACTAGGCATCTATAGCAGTATCTCCCACACGATGAAATGTCCAACCTCTCTTTCGAAGATAGTTAATTTGCGAACGAATAGAACTACCAGACCGATTCAGTTGGCTGGCAATAATATTCATAGGTATTAAGTTATAGTTATCTTTCAAATAGTTTCTTTCCTTGTCTGTCCATTTCTTACTCATCTATATATTATACAAAATTTTGAAGCAAATGTCAAGAACTATTTTTAACTGTGTTGAAAAAATATCTTGACTTTTGGTTGTTGGCGGTGTATAATATACTAATGGAGAATAATTATGACAGACATTGATTTCGCTTTCATAATCATACTTGGGGCAAGCTGTTGGCTGTCTTATCAGTATGGCAAAAAAGAAGGCATAGGAATAACACTAGAGTACATGCGTGAGCAGGGTAAGATAGATTTCGAAGATTAGAAAAATAATTCTTGACATTCGGTGTAAAATTTAGTATAATATAGTAAATAGGTGAAATGGTTTCACCTATGTTTTAACGCGTCTATACCGAGAGGGTAGACAATTATTACCGAAAGGAATTAGGAGAAAAATTATGAGTATTGATTTAAGTAAATTTTGGCTTGGTTTGGATATGCCTAGCATGCCGTCTTACACAGACACAGGCTATCCAAGATATAATGTAATTGAAAGCAAAGGCAACTATCGTATTGAAGTCGCAGTGCCAGGCTGGAAGAAAGAAGAACTGGAGATAATCGCAGATGGCGAAGAACTCCATATCGCAGGGAAAAAAGAGCAGAAACTAGAAGTGAATGAAAAGTTTGTTCACCAAGGGTTAAGTCTAAAGTCTTTTGATAGAAGGTTTATTCTCAATCCAGACTTACAAGTAGAGAAAGTTAATCTACAAGACGGGTTACTAACAATCGCTCTGTCTAGAACTCCAAATTCCAAGAGGAAAATCTTGGAGATTGATTAGTGAAATATGTTGAGTATTTTAGACAGGAAATATGTAGCGATGGAGAGGTATGTGAAGCAATAACAACACTATTATTGCTTGGCTTTGTAGGTAGCATATTAGTTACGTGCATAGGCTCTCTAACATAAACTTGTCAAACATTGTAAGTGCCTCCCTATAAGAGGCACTTCTTATTTAGGAGAAAATATTGAATACAAGTATGGAGGGTTTATCCCTCATTAAAAAATTTGAAGGGTGTGAATTAGAAGCATATCAATGTTCAGCAGGTGTCTGGACAATAGGTTATGGTCATACAAAAGGAGTTGCACCAGGCGACTCAGTATCACAAGAACAAGCAGAACAAATGTTAGTTGATGAACTACATGAGTATGAAAGTTATGTCAATGAATATGTAACTGTAGCTCTATCCCAAAACCAGTTTGATGCCCTAGTATCATGGGTATACAATCTCGGCCCAGCAAACCTAAAA